TGCTGGCGATGACGAGCGTTTTGCCTGTTTTGCTCGGCTGTTTGCTAATCGGCAGCGTGATTGTGATTTCGTTGTTTTTGAGTTCTGCTTTCATTGTTTCGCACTCCAAAAAAATGCAGCCCCGGCCATGCGCGATGAACCTGGCAAGGTATGCGCACAGCGCGGGGCCGCTTGTTGTGTTTAACTTGTTGTGAATTGCCAGATTCATCTTAATTACAATATCGGCTATACGCCGCCTAAAGTCAAATACAAAATCCAAAGATTGTAAAATTATTTTGACCACACTTGATAGACAAATACAGCGAACACCGTGCCAGCTAATTGAGAATAATGACAACGCCTTGCCCGCAATACACTTGTGAGCATATTCCGCAAGGTCTATCTGTGACGGCGCGTTGCATAAAAACAACACTAAAAACGCATAAAACAAGCGCAAACTCCGCCCACATAAGAACTTAAAACCAAATACCGCACCGTTGATAAAAATAAACACCGTTGCAAAAGAATCTTCAGCCCCCGACCCTCGCGTGCGCGCGCGCGACGTATAATATATAACTATCGTAGTAGGTAGTAACTATATGTAGTATGTTCAGTAAGATATAAACGCTATATCTTCTATAATCGTCAAAGTTTTCTATTGACACTACCACCACTAAGGGACTACTCATTGAGGGATACTACTAAAGGACTACTCCGTTATGGATACCTGGACAGCCAGAAACCGTGAAAAAAGAGAGAAACTTCTTCAAGCATTACCAGAGCACGGCTGGGATATTGCGAAGGCTGGACTAGCGGCTGGATACGCAAAACAGTACGCCCTGCATCAACTCAAAAGAGTAATCAGAAACGATATTCCCTTTTGTAACCGCATACTTGCCAAACGCGCCGAAATCACAGCATCGAGCCTGAATGAGATAGAAACGGTCCAAAGAAAACTCGACGAAATCATCAACGATAAGACGACAACTGTGGCAAACCGGATACGTTGTCTCGATATTAAGTGCAAAATTCTCGGCGTGTACAGTGAGAAGCGCGTAATCGAGGACGTGACGCGCCAAAGGGAGCTGGATCAGGCGGAGCAGGCGGAAGCGTCACTGCTTGCGACACTACGCCTACGATTGCCTGCGCCCGGGGTGACATTCAGCCTGCCAAGCATCATAGACGCAGTGACACAGCAGGCTGATATACGGGCGGGTGTGAGTCGGACAGAGCCGGATATGCAGGCAAACAGCATAGAAACAGGGGCGAAACAAGGGGACAGCAGCAGCGCAGATACGCACATGCAGGCCCTATTGACGGACGGGCAGGACGGCGCCGGGGAGGGGCTTACCCCCCAAAGCGGTCTCGGCGCGTCGTTCCCCTGTTCACCCCGATAAGTTTTTGGGTTTTAGGAATAGGTCTTAAACAGGACAGATAAGGGGTAGAATTATGGTACGGGAGACATATTTAGGGATAGGCGGGGCGGCGTCATTGCGGGTAGGGGACGGTGTTCAGGTTGCGAGCAAGGCGGGGTTGTTATTGACTGGGGGGAGGTTGGAGTCTGTATTCAAGGTAGAGGGAGGTCCGGTGTTGGTGGTGGGGATGATGATGGAGGTTACGGAGGCGTGTGAGGATGTGGGGTGCAACCTAACATTTGAGAGTGGTCCGTTATTGGGGCTTGACACGGTGATAGGGGACAGCGTGAGCATACAGGCTGCGGCGATAGGGGACTGGTTTTGGTCGGAGTGTGATGGCACAGCGATAGTGAAGGCTGGGACAGGGACGGCGTTGGTGGTTAATGGGGTGATGCGTGGTAGTGCGAGTGGATTAGGGATACTTGTGCCGGAGGGGGTTATAGACGTTGGGTTAAGTGCGACGTTAGCGACGGGGAAGGGTACGATATACGTTCAGTACATACCGGTATTGCGGGATTCGGTGGTGTATTAGGATTGGGGTTTAGGAATGAGTAGAGAAACGTATTTATCGATAGGGTCGGCACAGGGGTTGCGGACTCAGTTCAATTCACAGGTGACGTATAGGTCGGGTTTGATACTAAATCACGGTCGGTTGAGTGATGTGTTTAGGGTGGAGGGTGGTCCGGTATTGATAACCGGGATGTTCATGCAGATAACGGCGGCGGTTACGAATACGGCGTGTAACATGACGTGGTATTCGAGTCCGACGCGAGGGTTGCAGACGAAGATAGGGGATGCGGTTAATATCCAGGCGGCTGCGGTGGGTGATTGGTTTTGGAGTGAGTGTGACGGGACGACGTTGTTGAAGGCGGCGACGGGGACGGTTCTTCCTGTGAATCCTTGTTATCGGAGGACGGCGTTGGGTCAGGGCATATTGGTTGCGGAGGGTGGGATAGACATAGCTACGAGTGCTCGGATAGAGGCGGGGACTGGGGTGGGGACGTTGTACGTTCAATATACGCCGTTGGTTCAGAATGCGTGTATGTTTGCGGGTGTTGGGGTGAGCGTTGCGGCTGGGGGGGCAGGGATGGGGACGACATCGACGACAACGAGTAGTACCACGTCCAGCAGTTCGAGCACGTCATCGAGTTCCAGTAGCACTTCGAGTTCGAGCAGTTCATCATCTTCGAGTTCTTCATCGAGTAGCAGTTCTTCATCGTCGTCCAGTTCCAGTTCTTCGAGTAGTACATCCAGCAGCAGCAGTAGTTCGAGCAGTTCGAGCAGTTCAAGTAGTACGACTACGACGGATTAGGCATGGTATTAAGCGTAGAAGACATAGCGAGCGTTGACGCGGCATACTGGGCGAACTTGAGGCAGATCAAGTTGCAGAAGGGGGTCTGGTCGTTCAAGGATCGGCAGTATTTGCTTAAACCGATGCAGTCGAGGGCTCGGCGCAAATGCTATATGAAGGGAACCCAACTGGGGTTTACGGAAATGGAGATTTTACATTCCCTTCACGGTTTGATACACAAGGTATTCCAAAGGGGAGTATTGCATTTGATGCCAACAACAGATGATTCGAGGGAATTCTCGAAGGCTCGGTTCGGACCGTTGATAGTGGCAAATCCAAGTTCGATAGGGAAGTACATTCAGGACACGGACACGGCGGGCCTGAAGCGGGTGGGGGATGCGTTTTTATACCTTCGTGGAGCGACTCTGAGTCGGCAGATAGAGATTGACAGCAGGGAATCGACGAAGTTGCGGGGCATTTCGGTTGATAAGGTTGACTTCGACGAACTCGATCTGATGGACGAAGATGCGATAACGAAGGGGTTGGGACGGATGGGGGATAGTACAGAGAAACAGGAGGTCTATATCTCGAACCCGACGTTGCCGAGTGTCGGGATAGCGTCGATATTTGAACGGAGCGATCAGAGGCATTGGTTCAGGAGTTGTGGGTGTGGGGGGTGGACGTGCGCGGAACTGTCATTTCCGGACCTGGTTGGGGTCAAGGACGGCAAGGGGTATATCGCCTGCGTGAAGTGCGGGAAGCCGATTGCGAATGAACCTGGGGAATGGGTTGCGGCGGTTCGGGAGAACTCGGAGTACATGGAGGGTTATCAGTTGTCTCAGTTATCGAGCGTGAACAACGATCCTTACGAGATACTGAAGCAGTATCAGGACCCGCCCGGGGGAAATCTGGGGGATGTGGTTCGATTGCGATTGGGCAGGCCGTTCATCTCGGCGCAGGATAGACTGTCTGTGCAGCAGATTTTGTCGTGTTGCGGGATTCACGAGCAGTTGGATTCGCACGAGGGCCCGTGCGCGATGGGGGTCGATGTCCGGCGGACAAAGAATATCGTCATCGGCATACGGACGGGCCGGGAGCGGTATCGGGTGCTCCGAGTCGCAAGGCTGACTGAGTGGGACGAAGTTATGCGCATGGCGGACCGTTTTCACGTGAAGAGTTGCATCGTGGACATTCGGCCTTATGAGGACTCGGCCCGCGAGTTTCAGAGGAAGGCTCGGTTCAAGACGTACCTGTGCGAGTATTCCGAGAGCACCCCGGTAGGGACGATGTATAACGACAAGACGGGGATCGTGAAGGTCAACCGGACGGAAATAATGGACGCGACGCACCGATTGATTTCTTCGGAGCGGATGCTGGAACTGCCGGCGATGTGCCCGGAGGTTAAGCACTTTGCGATAGAGTGCTCGTCCGTTGCAAAAGTGGAGCAGGTGGACAGGAAGACGAAATCGACTGTATTCAGGTACAGGGTCCTCAGTACGAACCCGGACGACTACCGGCACGCCTTGAACTATTTCTACCTGGCGGCGTCGGGTAATAAGGTCGGCGTTGTCGATGGTGGGATGCGCAGGCGATCCCGCTACGCAAAGAATGAATACGTGAGATGTTAGGATGTATGTCGGAGAACGACATTTCAAAAATGAGGAAACTATCAAGCAGGCGATTGTCGATGCGCACGCACGCGGGGTCTGCGATAGTGAAGGCAAGACTTATCCCAAGGGCAAGCAACGGGCGCCCAGCAAGGGGGATAGATTGCGATACGTTGACAAAAAGAGGTACGACGAGAACTACGTTTTAGCGTTTGGACACGAATAAGGAGAGTAATATGACACAATTACTATTTTTCAGATTGATGTTTGGTGGGATGTTTCTTTTGGGGGTGTTAATGTTGTGTGTGTTTTTGGTGCAGTGCTGGGTATTTAGGGACTACGGGTTTCCCTCCGGGCGTTTGCCTAAATTTTTGACGTTTGAAGAGTGGTGCGCCAAGAAGGACGAGGAAGAACGGAAGCGTTTGGACACGAATGAAAATTGAGTACGTGACAGATATTGATTTGCTGCGGGAAGTGGGTTCGCACTGGCTGGCTGAACACCGGGGTAAGGAATACGGGTTCGATGTCACCGTCGATACGATTATCGCCGACACGAAGGCGTGGCTTGAATCAGGCAACGGGGCCGTTATCGCCCTGGTGGACGAAAAGGCCGGGTACGTGGGGTTCATGTCGATATTCTGTATGTGCGACTTTCTCGGTTTGAAGGCTGTGGCGTTTGAGAAATACTGGTATGTAATGCCGGGATACCGCGCGGGCGGACTGCTGATGGTGAATGAGGCGAAGCGTTGGGCGAAAGAACGGGGGGCCGCCCACCTGATAATGAGCGCCTCGGTTATGGCGTCCGGGATGTACGACAGTCTATGCCTCCTTTACGAGCGAGTCGGAATGATGCCGTTTGAAAAATCGTATATTTGCGAGTTGTAGATATGGGTTCACTATTCTCAAAACCAAGTACGCCGAAACCGCCCGCCGTGCAACCGATTCCCCCAGTGCCGGAACTTGAGGAGGATGAGGCCCGGAGGTTTATGAAGAAACGCAAGGGTCGGGCGCAGACGGTTCTAACCGGCGATTTAGTTCCCGCTGACACAGGCCAAAAGACGTTGTTGGGTGGATAATGGCTGACCAAAAGGCTAAAGACATAAAAGACTTGCGCGACCGCGAGAAGACGAAACAGGCGAACTTCCGGTCCCTCTGGCAGGACATCTCGGACATGATGTGCCCGTTCATGTATCCCATCACGGGCAGTCAATCGCCGGGTGCGGAACTGATGACGCAGATTTTCGATCATACGGCGATGGAGGAGTCGGAGAATATGGCGTCGGGACTGTCGAACAACCTGATGCCCGCCGGCCAGCAGTTCTTCTCCATCAGCGCTGCCGACAGGCGCCTGCACCAGTCGCAAACGGTGCGACGATACTTTTCTGAACTGACGGAAATCACCCACCAGGAACTTGCCAACAGCAATTTCCTGTCCCAGGTCGATATGACTTTGCAGATGTGGCTGACCTTCGGAATCAGTTGCCTGTACTCCGAATGGACGAAGAAAACCGGGCTGAACTTCCGGGACTATGGAATTGGGATGTGGCAGTGCCTTGAGAACTCCAAAGGCCTTATCGACACCCTGATAATGACCGTCCCGATGACTGCCCGGCAGTGTGTTCAGGACTGGGGTCTTGAGAACGTGGGCGAGAGTATCGTCAAGGCTTACGAGAAGAATGAGACGCAGAACGACATTTTCAATATCATCCACCTTACGCGCCCTCGAGCGGAACGCGATGAAACAATGATAGACTCAAAGAATATGCCCTTCGAGTCAGTCTACGTCAGCGAGAAGGACGACCACACGATAGAGGAGGGCGGGTACGAGGAGTTCCCATTCGCCGTGCCCCGGTACCGAATCATCTTCGGCGAGGTCTATGGCCGGGGTCAGGGTTCGATAGCGCTGCGAGCAGCTCGAACACTTAATCGGGCCGTGAAAGACTTCGACGAGGCCGGGAATAAGTGGGTGAACCCGCCCCTCGAAGTCCTCGATACCTTCGACGGCGACGTTGATGTTAGCCCGGGCGCCCAGAACTGGGTGACGCAGTTGAACTCAATCCAGGCGATAGATCGCGGCGCGATCGGGGCCTTCCCGATAGGCAAGGACTGGATAGAGTACCGGACGCAAAGAATCCAGGAGATATTCTTCAAGAACGTCTTCGAGCAACTTGCGATGCTGACGGGGGACCGCAGAACGACCGTGGAGATTATCGAGCGTCTCAAAGAGGGGATGAAGAAGATGAGTAAGCCGATAGGTCGGCTGTTCGTCGAATGTTACGACCCCACGATTACGCGGTCCGTTTTATCCCTGGTTCGTAATGGGGCCGCGCCGCCGCCCCCGCCCGAACTGCAAGGTCAAGGATTCAAGATCGAATACATCGGCCCCCTTGCTCTCGCCCTGCGCGACCAACAATCGAAGGGGTTGCAATACTGGATAGCGGCACTAGGACAGATGGAACCGATATTCCCCGGTGTGAAGGACAATGTTGACCACGACAAGGCGGCAAGGGACCTCGGCGAATCACTCGGAGTCAAGACCGACCATATCCGCCCGATTCGCGACCGGGACGCGATTCGGCAAATGAGACAAGAAGCACAACAGGCCCAGTTGCAGGTGGCGATGCTCGAACAGGCGGCAAAGGGATACAAAGATACTACATCGGCTGCGGAAAAAGGCAGTCCCGCCGAACAGGTGCAATCGGCGATGCAGGGGGCGGTGTAATATGCCTCTCACGGAAAAAGGCAATAAGATAATGGGGGCAATGAAGAAACAATACGGCTCCAAAAAAGGCGAACAGGTCTTCTACGCATCCGCAAACAAAGGGACGATAACGGGGGTGCATCCGAACAAGAAGAAGTACGTGAAGGCCCTTAAGCGAAAGAGGAGAAAGAAAAGTGCTTAAACGCAATCGACAACTCATTACCGACTTTCACCTCACGTTCAATAGCGAATACGGGAAAAGGGTCAAGGCCCATTTGGTGCAGCATTTTGACATGGCAACGCTTCAAATGAACCCCAATCTGCAAACGAACAAAGCAATGTACCAGGCCGGCCAACGGAGCGTACTGCTTTACATCTACAAGATGCTTGGCTCCAATCCCTACGAAGAGAAATCGCCTCAAGCTACAAATGAAGGAAACGTATGAACTGTGGACAATGCAAATACTACCTCGAAGGGACCTGTTACCGATTCCCTCCCTATGGCGGCAAGAGCAGGTCGCGTGTGAGTAAAGACGAAGTTCCCTGCGGAGAATTTCACGGCAAAAGGCCGGGATACGTCCGCGCCGACCATATACCAAAACCGAAAGAGCAAACAGTCGCGGCCCCGACCTCGAAGATTGAGACCGCTGTAACAAAAACCTCAAGCACAACTACAGGTACAGGAGAGTAACAATGCCAGAACCAGAAGGAACACCAGCAGTAGCAATCGTCGATTCGACCGGGAAATTCAGTGAGAAATGGCGGGAATCCCTGCCCGAAGATATTCGCGGTGAAGAGTCCTTGAAGGTCGTGACTGACTTTCCGGGCCTTGTCCGGCAGCATATCAACGCGCAGAAGATGGTCGGCAAGGACAAAGTGGTCCTTCCCGGCCCCAACGCCACCGATGCCGAGAAGGACGCCTTCTTTACGGCTATCGGCAGGCCGAAAACCGCCGGCGATTACAAGGTCGAGATTCCCGAAGAGTTGAAGGACGTATTCGACTCCGCCAGGCTCGAAAAGGCCAGGGCAATCGCCCATAAACTCGGCGTGACGCAGGCGCAATTCGAGGGGTATATGAAGGCGGAGGGCGAGGCGGCGATGGAATTATTGGCCGGCCAGGATACGGTTGATGAGACCGCCAAACTCAACGCCGACCAGGAATTGAGAACACGATTCGGCGGCGCCTACGATGAACGGATGCACATTGCTAACCGGCTTGTAAGCGAAATCTGCCCGGACCCGTCGAAGCAATTCAACCTTCTGCAGAAGTTCGGTAACGACCCGGACTTTATCGAGTTCGTCTCCGACGCCGGGGCCAAACTCGTCGAGCATAAGGGACTCATCGCGGAATTGACGATGCGAACTCCGAGAGAAAACGAAAAGAAGATGGATGCCTTGCGCGCGACACCCGGATTCC